GTATCAAGAAGTGACGTACCTTTGTGTCCAATTAACACTTGGTTAGGTGGGAAGTAAGGGTCACGATATACTTGGTATCTACCTGCTAATGTACCTACTCTTTCAATACCCATATTGTATTGGTCTTGGTCAGGAGAAGCATTTGATACGTGGAAGTATTCCAAGTCATCAAAGATTGCAGAAACCTCAGAAGACACAACAATCCAGTTAGCACCACCTCTAAGAGTTGATTTGTGGATTTGAGCAGAAAGTTGGTTGATAGCAGTAATCAACGTTTGATTCCAATCTTTTTGAGTGTAAGAAGTAGTAGCACTAATTCTTCTCCATCCGTTGTAATCCCATCTTAGATTCCAAGCAGCACCTTTTCTAAGGTCACGTAGGATTTCTCTATCGATTTCAGCTGCAACTTGCTCAGAAAGAAGAGCAGTTAATTCAGCTTCAGCATCGATGTTGTGGAATGCAGCAACGTCTTGTGCTAATTCAGGAGACCATTGAGCTCTTAATTTTCTTTCAGTTACAGAAACAGTTACTGATTCAAGGTCGAAAGAAACTTCACCAATTTTGTCTTCAAATTCTAATTCTTCGTATCTTCTAAATACTGTTGTGAATGCAGTACCTGAAAGTGTACCAGTCAAAGTTGTACCTGTGTAACCATCTAAAGAGTCAGAACCACAATCAGCACATATTGGACAAGAAAGGTCTACCTCTAAGTAGATACAACCATCTTGACTACAAATGTCATTGTAAGTACCACCACCATTTGAAGGCCAAGTAGTTTTAGTATTAGTTGAAGTTGGAGAAACGATACCTTTACCATATTGTTGAGTTACAACACGGAATAATAATGAGTTTCTTGTACCAGCAGCATTGTAAATAACATTACAAGGAGTTGTTGCACTGAAAGGTGAAGATGCTTGAGCGGCTGTTGCATATACTCTTAAATCAGATAAGAATGCCTCAGTATCAATTTCATTACCATCAGGTGCAATAAGTTTACCAACACCAGTGTCAGCAAATCCACACATTTTGATAATTACTTTTCTTACGTTAGTTGTTGCTGGATATTGAGATGTTGCATCAGTAAGTAATCCACTACTCCAAACTTGAACAGTAGCTGTTTGAGTAATAGCAGACCAACGACCTTTTGAATAATCAAATAAACCAGGAGGGTCTAAAGCAGCTTCATTACCTTCATAGAATAAATCATAAAGATTTTTTGCATAAGCACCAGTACTTGTACCATAACCAGCACTTGTATCACCAGGATAGTTACCAGGACTTCCTACAGGTGCGTAGTGTTGACCACTATCACCAGCATTGAAGTTACCTGAAGGGTAAGTAGCACCAGTGTAACCTTGGATTTTAGGTACGAAGTAGAACAATTTACCAATAGGTAAGTTCATAGCTTGTACAGATACGATATCGTTAGCTAACAATTTAGAGAAAACTCTTCTTACGATAGGAAATACAACAGTTTCGAAAGAACCTGAACTTCCATCAGAAGTTGCTTCATTGATTAAGAAAGAAGCTTGGTTTTCATATAACTGAGCTACGTTTTCTTTTAGGTGGCCTCTAAGACCTTCAAGGAATCCTAATTTATCCCATTTGTTGATAGTATCTTCTTTGATAACTTTAAGGTGTTTCAAACCAATATTACCAACAAGACCCGATTCTAATAATGCTCCCATTTTCTATTTTTTTTAGTTTAGTTTGCAGTTTATTGTTTATTTTAATTTTGACATTAAATCTTTCATTCTAAGGAATTGAGGATTTTCGTAAGTTTTTGACTCAATCAAGTTAATTGATGAACCATTTGAAGGACTTTTTTGAATTGTTCTTTCGATTGATTCATTAACTTGTTTTCCTGTAGAAGGAGTTAATTCGTCTTTAATAATTTTGTAAAGATTTTTTGATTCTTTAAGAGTTTCTACACCATCAAATCTTTTCAGAATGTTAATTTTTTCTTGTTTTGAAGTTGAATGTTCTGTAAACAATCTTGTCGCATAAGCTAAGTTTGAATTAAATATTGCAACTTCATTTAATTTATTTCTGAAAACGTTTAATGCTTTTCTGTATTCCTCATTTTTTTCTCTAAGTAAATTTACTTCTTGAGATTCGATAGATTCTTTTCTGATATGACGTGGTGCTGCTTTTGGTTTTGGAAGACCTTCTCTACCCCAATATTTACCATTACCTAGTGTTCTTGAAGCTTCTTTAGTTTCCCTTTTTTCAAAATCTGAACCTTTGTGAGTTTTTGATTTCATACCTTTTTTTCCGGTATAATCTTCTTCACCTTTGTGAGTTTTTGATTTATCGCCTTTGTTCATACCATATTTACCCTCCTTAAATTCACCTTGTAAACTTGGTGATTTTTTGTCGAATTCATACTTCGGTCCTTTACCAGTATATGGTGCTTCATCACCCTTTTTCATTTTCTTTGTTGGGAAGTCCATAACCTTTCCATAGTTAAATTTAGGTCCGTGTCCAATACCAACTCCTTTCGGTTTTCTGGCTTTCTTTGCTTCCATTAAATCATCCATTTCCTCGTCCATAGAATCATCCATTTCCTCGTCCATTTCGATTTCATAGATTGGTTCATCCATTTCCATCATATCCATGTCATCCATTTCCATCATATCCATGTCATCCATTTCCATCATATCTATGTCATCCATTTCCATCATATCCATGTCATCCATTTCTTCGTCAGTTTCCATTTCGAGTTCATAGATTGGTTCATCCATTTCATACATTTCTTCATCCATATCTAACCCTTCACGTACAATGTAATACTCTTTATTAGTCTCATCATCAGATAGTTCAATGTTACCTTCACCATCTTCAACCACCGATATTTTGTCAGTATCTTTCATTCTTGAAAATACTTTCATTACGTTTTCGATTGGTTCATTTGTTAAATCAATTGTAACATCTTCATCATCTTCCATTTCTTCATCGTCTTCAAATTCCATGTCTTCATCATCCATTTCGTCTTCCATGTCTTCATCATCCATTTCGTCTTCATCGTCCATTTCGTCTTCCATGTCTTCATCATCCATTTCGTCATCGAATTCAACATCAGCAATGTCAGATTCTTCTTCTTCTGAATCAACCTCTTCTTCGTCTTCTTGTTCGTTAAGAGATTCTTTTACTAATTCCTTGATTTCTTGTCTCATTACTGAACCAAGTATTCCTTTTGCATTCTCAGCAACCGCTTCTTCCAAATTTTTCATTTGAATGATTGCCTCTTCTAAAATGTTTTTTTCTTCAGCCATTTTTGGTTTTTTGTATTTTTATTCTATAAATATGTTAATACTTTAAAAAAACTTTTGTAGAGTTATAAACAAACCCAAAAAAGTTTATTTATAAATATCCCCAAAATCTATAAAATGAAAAAAGGAGGAACAAAGTCCTCCTTTATTTTTTAATTAGATAAAAAAATTATTCAATTACTTCATCTATTTTACTCTCGACTATTGCGGTAATACGCCAATCTTGTGTATAGTGCTCATAGATTTTAGTTACTTTTGCTTCAACATCTGTGGGATTGTAACCAAGAACTAATTTTTCTAATTTTATTTTTTTTACTTTACCTGATTCTTCATCAACTAAATCCTCGGCAATTTTTGCTACAAAATACTTTTGTCCATCTTCCATATCTTAATGATTTTTTTAATTTAACTAATACCCAAGTTTAGCCAATTTTTTCATTAAATCAAGAGTAGCGTTACCTTTTTCACCAACATTTCTTTCTATAGCCATTTTTTTATCTTCGTCTAAGTTTTCAGCGTACATATCTCTATCCTCTTTATTTATAAAAAGGTAAGCCCCTGGTGTTGATGGTGAAGATACTAAGTCAAAACAAATTAACTCGAAGTCATCTTGTACTTCATTCTGTTCCCCAACCTTTTTAAGTGAACCAACACCACGAGATGAAATACCTAACGTAACTCCTTGTCTGAGATAATTCGCAGCCATATCTCCTTTTGTTGAAACTATTCCCCTCTCGTGAAAACCTGGTGAGGTTAGTAATTTTAGTTTACCCATCAATATAGGTCCTTCCCACCATACTTCAGTAATAATATGAGAAACTCTATCTAAATCTATCAAGGAGGACTCAGGGTGATTTAACTCAGACAATGAAGTACCTTTAGCAATCATTTTTTTGTAGTTTTCTGCTTCTCTTTTTAAGATTCTTTCAGGATAAACTCTTC